GTTGCTTCGATGCCGCTGGGCTTGCCATAGGATTCGTACTCTATAGCAATGTTCCCAGTACGCATCCACATACCGCGTTCAGACTTGACCTCAATCTTTTTATCCGTAAGCATGTTCGCAACTTGCTGTTCGCGAACCTTACCGTAGGACAGGTCTAGGTCAAACTTCTTGCGGTCACAAACTGCTGGTTCCATATCACTCATAATCATCTTCCTTTTCTTTTGGTAAATATACTAATACCAAAGAATAACAGTTGGGGCAAGACAAATTTGTTTCCATGACAAACTCTTCCGACTCTATGTCGATGTCCCCACCCCAAATGAGTTCTGTTTGGCAGTGCCAGCAGTTCATGCTGCACTCAAGTCCACGACTTCACAGACACCTGCAGTACAGGCCAGTTCCCGCGAACCACTGGTGTTGTCTTCCTTTTCGAACTCAGACAGTTTATCCCAGTCGATGATTACAGTTTCCATTCGCTGCTTCCACTCTAGGTACTCATCAGGTTCGATGTCCTGATATGGAGCCTGCTGGTATGTATGGTCACTGTGAGGCAAGAATGATACACCAGAAGCAACGTCAAAGTTCTCGTAGACCCACGCACCAACGTCCATCCATTCATTTTCCTTAACTGAAATTGTTACGCTAGGCTTGTGTTCGCACCAGTGAATTGCGTAAGTCTTCCACAACTCTAGCTGCTCAATAGCAGTCATCTGCGTCCGTGTTACGGCACCATCAGGTGACTTCATTGGGAAACTAAAGACTGTTGTCGAGTCCGGCTTCATAACGTCACGCTCTGCAGGAACGCCGCTCTCAATCAAGAACTGTGTCAAGGGGTCTTTGTTATCGCCGCGAACGGTTCTGATGAAGTAGTCGTTGTGTCTTGCATGTATTCCGCTCGCTGCGTCCACCAGTTGTGACACAGTACCCGACGGCTTTACACAAGTGATTGCACTGCTCACTGGGATTCCAAGCATGTTCGCAAACTCCTTGTTCGTGTTCACGGCTACTTCTCGCATCTCTTCTAGCCAACGCTTGCTGTCTACATTTTTGGATAAAACGGGATGGTCCATGATACCAGTCAAGGACACGCCTAACAAACGCTCTTCCTCTGTATTGTCTTTCCATATCTTCCTCAAGTATTTGAAATCAGTTAGTGTAGATTGAATGGTTCCAAGAATGGTAGCTAAACGAACCTTTGCTTTTAGTTCCTCTAAACTATCGTGTTCGCGAACCACTACTTCTGACAAGTTACAAAACTGATAGCCCCTCAAGATAATTTCAGAACAGGGGTTTGTACCCCACATGTGACCTGTCTCACGACGACCATTGCGAGCCACTTGCTTGTCAGCAGCTTCACGATTGAACATACCACGCTCACCAGACTTGCTGTCGTACAGGGCAAGCCATTCACGCATGAATGTACCCATCTCAGGCTTTGTCTTATAAGACACAGAATTGTTCGCCAAGGCTCGTTGTGGCTCTGTTTCCCACCACATACCTGACTTAGCGTGTGCCATCTGGTCGTCGTTGAGGTTCGACAAGCTGATGAGTGCGCTGCGGCGAACCCCGCCAACAACTACAATCTCACCAATCTTACACATCAAGTCATGGCACTCAATCGGAAATAGTCTGCGACCCCGTGCCTTCTTGAATATCTCAACAGTAAAGTTAAAAAGGTCAGCAAGAGGCTGTGGACCACTAGCACGTCCACCCATAACCTTTAGCCGCGCACCAGCTTCACGAACCCCTGACATGTCCCAAGACGGAACCTGACCAGCGTAGAGTAGTGCAATCAGTTCGCGAAGTGCTTTTGCCCATCCGGGCTTACTGTCACCCACTCTAATGATGGTATCTGAATCGTTAAAGTTGTCGCTAACTACAGGCAGCTTGTCCACGTTCTCACGCTCGACAGAGAAGCCAACACCCGTACCACACATCAAGATATACATACACTCGTCAAAGGCACGAGGGCTGTCTACAGGAATGTAGCTACAGTTGTAACCACAGACGTTATCCCGTGCAAGGGCAGGGCCTGCAGTCATCATTGCCCGCATAGAAGGCATTACATTCAAAGAAAGAATACCCTCTTCGAGTTCTTGGCGAACATTCAGGGGAAGTTCCCTGTCGCACTTTTCTTTCACCTGTTCGAGCATGAACGAAACGTAGCGGTCTACAGTTTCGCCCCAGTTCTCACGTCGCTGCTCATTATCTATCCAGCGGGCGTACCGTGATTTGTGAATGAATTGTTGATATGGTGTAGGTAGTTGGTTGCTCATTTGTTCTCTCCTCGAACCTCTAATAATTTATTTAAATACCACTGCGCTTTCTTTAAATCTTCGTTACCATTCTTGTAACGATATCGCCACAGATATTTCAGTATGTTCCCTTGCAGGTAATATTCAAACCCGTCAAGGGTTGCAGCTTGGATTGCATCTATGCACTCTGTTCCCGCTGCGTTGTAGTGAGGCGGACTGTTGACCATATCAACACCGCCATAGGCCATCTTACCAGCCTGTTCCAATTCTTCCATGTGCTTCATATAAGCTTCATGTTTCATCTGTCGTCTCCGCTGCCCTGCAACATGTTGCGGTTCTTGCGGTCCTCTAATTTGTCTAGGTTCATCTGTGCTACTTCTTCTAGGCTGTAGCCCAAGTCCCGTGCTAAGATTGCAACGTACCATAGCACATCCCCCAGTTCCTTTGCAATATCATCTTTGTAAAAAAGATGGGGTTCGCCATCACGAACAAGCTTCTTTACCTTTTCGGCAACTTCGCCTGCTTCCCCAGCCAAACCAAGTGTCGGATACAGGACATTATATTCTTCTGGATAAACTGCGGTGCTTTCAGCCCGCATCTGATACTCATCTAATCTCATTGCTTTGTTCCAAAATCAACTTTAACTACGTTTTCATCCCGACCTGTTACACGGTCACGAGTCTCTAGTTCTACACCCTCTTCTTCCAACTCTACCATGATTGTCTCTTTCATTTCCAAGAAGGCGATACGGGCGAGTCCTGCCTGTATTAATCTATCAAAATCATTCTCTAATAGTTCAATGATTCCCTGTTGAGCCACGAACCCCGCATCCATAAATTCATCCTTATCATCAGGCATGGGAGTTGTGTCATAGGCACTCATTCTAAAAGAATCTTCTTCTGTTCGCTTTAGAATAATATACCATCTATCGGGTAGCAGGCTTGTAATCTCATAATCTTTATCATCCGCCATCTTTCAACCACTCCTCTGGTACACCGCCTTCAGCCCACGGGAAACCATAACGATTTGCCCAGTCAGCATAGCTAGTTTTGCTACCTCTATAAATCTTGTTCGTGGCCCGAACGAATACAAAGCGAATATCCAAGTCGGGGTATTGTTGTTTGATTAGCTGCATCTTTACCCTATCACCTTTATCCAGATGCCCCTTGGCTTCTATGTAGATATCATGTTCAGGAAGATAGAAGTCAGGTGTATATGTTCGCGGCTTGGGTATGTACTGCAGCTTTGCCTGCTCGTACTCAAAGTTAATCTTCTTGTCCGCAAGTGACCTTGCAAGGTTAATTTCGAACTGTGAACGATATCGTGTTTTTCTCATAATCCTTGCAGCGGAAATCCCGCCTTCACCCCTTCTAGCCTTTTTAACAGATACTGTCCTACTTTTGGGGACCGTTTTTCTAGATGCGATATTTCTTTTGAGATTTCCATTGTCGGTAGGCATACTACCAATCCCTGTCGCAGATGATGAACAATGTTCTGAAATTCCTCTTCTATGAGTTTTATGTCACGCGATTCCGTGTCAGACTTTAGAGAACCGTCAGGCGAGTAATTGTCTCGTAAGGTCAGGGGCAACGATATCTCCAAGCTACGAACCCGTACAGTTGAACGCCCACCCCCACGACGTTCATGTGACTCTACGAACACGCAGCGTAGTTCTGGGTTCAAGTCGAACAGTTCGTGGGGATACTCTCGTGTGTACAGGATAGGCATCAGTCTAACTCTCGCTTGACAAGCTTTGTGTACCAGACGTGAGGCTTGAACCGTGCCTTAGATGTTATCTTAGGGGCTAGTTCTGCATTCTTCCAGCACTTTGTTTTGAAGGAACAGAAGGTACAGGTCTTGGGCATCAAACGATTACCTGTCTCTGTTTTCTGTCTGTCTATTGTAACTGTCTCAGGAACAGACTGGAATGGTATTTTGAACGGTGCGTCATTGACAATAGCCTCGACACGCTTGTTCGCATCCTCTAGGTATGCCTTACGGTCTTCAGACTGTTCGCGGGGTGCCTCTACAAAATCCCACTCACCTGTGGATTTGTTGATTACAATCCAGCCACCAAAGCGTTTACCTTCTGACTCACCATACAAGTGTCCCTGCATAACATAACCAAAGGGGTCATCCTCTTTGATAACATCATAACCACCACGCCCAGAGAACTTGTTGTCGAAAGACCAAGGGCTGGCTGTCTTGATATCCCAGACCTCTTCTTCACCGTCTACGTCTAGGATTACGTCAAGTGTACCGTTGACGGTTTGCCCAGCAAGTTCAAGCGAACACTTACGTTGTTCATCAACAACCTTTATACCTGCCGCTTTCATTACAAGAATGGCGAAAGCTTCCAGCAAGTCTCCAGTTGCGAACCGCACGATATCGTTGTAGGCAACGTCTTGGGTGTGGCCTTGCTTCTCTAGCTGTTGCTGACAAAGCGGACGACCAACGCCCGACATCCTGATACGATAATCACCACGGTCTGAGAATTGTTTACGCATAGCTGCCTTACAATCCTCACCGAACTGTTCTATCAAAGGTTCGAGGCGGGAGGAGTCAATCTCCCCCCGCCCTGCTCTCTGAAGGAAGTTTTGTACTTCAATGAGAGGTAACATGATT